GTTGAAAACCCCTTCGCCTCGTGCAGCTGGTCTTCTGGTAATTGGGAGTGTAAGTTCTTTATAGTAATTGCCATAACTATTCTTTTTTGTCTTTATTAAATAATTTCTTTAACCCAATGGCAAGCGTTACTAATAACACCGCTGTATATACATAATCGTTCATGACATTCACATCTACCTTATCCAATATCTGTACCGCCGTACTTCCTGCTACTCCTGATTGAAATGAAAAATCTTCTAGTGTCATTAGTATGTTATTATTCCATATTTAGGTTGATAATTGTCTGTCCGATTGTAAAGAGGATATTTAGACGAATCATCCTCCTGTTGTTTCTTGATAAAGTATATAAGCTCTGCCCTCAAATCATCGGCATGGGCTAATATCTGATTCCTTAATGATGCATAATCCTCCCTGCTTGATGGGTTAGTAAATTCTTGGTCTAGCGTTACAATGCCAGAGCTGGTGATGTTATTTCTTATAATAGGGAAACACTCATAAATGACATAATGCGCCAGCATAGGCTTTATGTAATCATCAATTAATGTTTCATTATCGGTAGTTAAGGTGCTTGGTGTAGCGTCATTCTGGGTATAAAGCTCTATATAGAAATCTTCATGGAGCAAATCCCTCAAGTACTTCCTCTGGACCATCAATATTTTGTTGTTGATTAATGATTCATCAAAATCCTCATTAGGTATTACTTCTGACCTCACTTGCCCTGCCGTCATGAATTTCCCTTCAGCCATTAGTCTTTAGCGTTTGCGTAAACGTTTATTGTTCCTGTGGTGTTTGTTCCTTTCTCATATCTTACCCTGAACATATGAGCCGTAAATCCATCATCACTTAATATTTCACTCCCTGAAGCTGTTGCCATAGTGTAAGTCTGTGAATCCTCCCAATTCGTGCCATCGATACTCCATTGAGTCTTAATAACTCCATCAACAGCATCTAATCCACTCCATACCACTTGAGCAGCGATGTGAGTATATGTACTGACGTTATCCGTCATTGAGAAGTTAGCCGTTGTGCCACCGCTTGCATTAGTTCCTATTTGGTCTTTGTAGGCTTGATTGCCCATATATCCCGATTGCTCTGCCATTATTGTATATTTTGTTTAGTTTGTAATACGTCTTTTCCATCAATAGGTTCAAGTCCTAATAATTGTCTTTGTTCGTTTATTGTCATCACCTCCGATGGTTGAATAAGTGATGTTACTGATACAGGCGATGCCGTATGAACATCTAATTTAATATCAAAGCCTGCCTCTTTAATAAGAGTATTGAATACCCTTAATAATTTGTCTTTGTAAGGTCTGATAACGGTGTTGTTGATTATCTCGAACTCGCTCTGCACTTGTTGGGTGCTTCCAAGCTTTCCTGCCGTTGCTATGCCTGCCAAACTAGGTGTAAATCTATGTGCCGTAATTATGTTCTGTACCGCTAAATCGTGAAGCTTCTGAAAATCTCCCTCCCTGACATTATCAAGAACCTGAATACTAGATTTCTGCTCTTGAGAATCTAACATCTGGAATAGTATCTTTGAATTGTTGCCCTCTCCTGTGAACTTCTCAATTATCTTATCAAGATATTGCTGCGCTGTCATGCCCTCTGGCGGTTCTGTGCCGAACAAATCAATGATAGCACTAGGCATAAAGCCATTTTTAAATTTATTTATATTAAAGGTCGGTATCAGATATTCAATATCTACCCATAAGCCAGCACCAATGAAATCAGGAACGCCATAATAAAAGTGTTCAGGACTGTAAGATTTGCAATAGTAAATACTATTACTTTCTTTTGAGCCGTAAAAATATGCTGGTATCTTTGTAATCTTTTCTTCTTGCCCTGCCCTAGCGTTCTTCTTTATCGCTGACCAATCAGGGCTTATATATACGTTGTTGATTCTATTGTCAGCATCAGCCTTTTCAAGCCTTACTGTTGTGATGTCTTTATGAAAGATAAATTGCTGACCACCTGACCTTACCACCTCAACGGCAAAGTTGCCTGTGGTGATTAAATCTCTGGCGCATTTGGTATATACGTCAATAAGACTTTCTTCGTGATTGTTTACGCTATTTATATAGTCAGAGAGGTTCTTTTCTTTGTCTATTTCAATGATTTCAGAGCCTCTGTGAGCTTTAAAGCCATCGCCTGTCACATAACCTACCTTTGATTCAATAAGAGCGTTATGCGTACTTGAACGTTTTGCCCTCTTGGCACAGTCATTAGGAAAGGTGTTGTTGTCATCCTTAAAGAACTGAACCCACTCACCCCTAAAGTCTTTTTTCTTGTCAGTTTCTACGGGCAGTTTTGGTTGTTGTACTGCCAGACCTACTGCGTTAATACGTTTTTTTCCTCTACTTGCCATGTGATATATAAAAAAAGCCTAAAGATGGCAAAGATACCAACTTTAAGCTAATTAATGTCTACTGTTCGAAATCGCCTGCATCCGTTGTATCACCCGTATATTCACGGAATAGCTCGGCTGAAATGCCTGCGCCCTTAACAACGTAATGATTCGAATCCTGCAAATTTTGCCCGATAATTTGGTCGACTGTCATGTGAAGCCCTGCTTTACCATCTAAAATTAAATCCCATCCAATAACGAAGAATTTATCGTTGTAGTCTTCTACGACTATAACCGCTTTACACAAATCCACAACTTCTTGTAGTTTTGCAGCCTTTTCTTTTGTCATTTTTGGGATAGTAAATTCAACAGAATGGTTTATTACACTAGAACCATTTTCTTTAGAGCCTTCTGAAGACACACTGAACGAAAAATCTTCATACTGATACTTATAGAACGTTCCTGATGCAACCACGACATCGGTAAAATTATGACTCGCGCCTTCAGTAAATGAGGTGATGTTAGTAACGTCAGTAATCCAGAGTTGCTTCACTCCGCCACGTCTTTGACTATCACCGCAACTTACCGTTAATCCTCCTGATAATGCCATTTTATTATTATTTAATATTTAAAAATAGGGAGAGCCGAAACCCTCCCTTTATTTCTAGTATGCCGCTGCTACTAATTCGTCAAATACAACTTGCGTACCGAACAAAAATTTAGATGAGATGTAATATTTCTCGTCTTTCTTTTCGTACCATACTGAAAGCTCTGCGCTTGGGTCGGTAACATCAGTTCCAACGACTAAATTGTCGGGAGTAGTTATTACGATTGCGTTGCTTCCGATAGTTGCACTATTAGGATTAGCAGATGTATCAGCTAAACTTGCATCCCAAAGTGACATGTCTACTACGGGAATAGAACGAAATTTAAGCTGTGATACACCATCTTGGATTCTTTGTAGTCCTGAATCAGTACCGCTAGCTTCCAATGTAGAAAGCAAGTTGTCATAAACTGAAGATGTAACATATGCTACTAAATCACCTTTAATTGAACGCATTGCCGCTGGCATGTTTTCGTATAGGTTTTTAAGAGCTGCATAAGCTCCGTCTGTAGCTAGAACGTCAGTTGCCTCATATGTGGCTGAACTGTTAAGGTCTAAAAGATAACCACTTCCACCTAATATTCTTTCGAAGAAACCCTCGAAGTTGCCATACATGGCATGAGAAGAAGCTGCATCGGAAAACCAAGCTGCTTTTATTAAATCATCCCTCATTCCTCTTGATACTGCATTGATAACCATATCAGATATGATAGTGCCTGTAAGGTCAGCTCTGTCAACTCCTGACTTCTGCGCTTCATTAAAGATGGTTTGTGAGAACGCGTCCTCGCATTGCTCTACATTTATCTTGAGTCTTTGTGGGTCGATTACTTTGTCGGTGATAGCCACCGTGCCTGATGCTGAAAAACCGCATCCCGTATCACTTTGAATAATATTAGTAAGGCTTCCTACTGTATATATATTCTGTTTCGTCTTTACATCTGACATTACTCTATGCAATTCGAACGGATTTTGTCCGCTTGTTACCGCTGGTGCATAGAAAATCTCTGTAAGTAACTCTTTTCCCGCATATGTATGAGAGAACGAAGTTGAAAGGGCGTTTGCCATGAGTTTAAAATTTAAAGTTTAAAAATAAAAAATTACCATTTTAGCTTTTCAGCTAAACCATCGAATGGGTTGACTTCTTCAGCTTTCTCTACTAAAGGAGCATCCTCCTCTTTCACTACCACAGTTTCATTGGCTGAAAGTTTTTCAATCTTCTCATTCAATTCCTTTAAGCTTTCTTCAAAGTTTAATTTCAAGTTCTCAATTTCTGTGTTCTTGGAATTAATCGTTTCAGATTGCTCATTTAGTTGCCATGTATATAAGTCAGATAATTCTTTAATCTCGGCATTTAAAGTAGCTTCAACCTCTGCTTTGTTTAGGGTTTCAACTGCTTCATCTTCCTTGATGAATAAATTTTCTATCTTATTAATTACGACATCTATCTTTTCATTGATTTTGTCTAAAGTCATTTTGTCTTGATTTTGATTATGTGAATTGATAAAATTACCTATAACATTTTCAGGTAATGCTGGTAAGTTATCCTCATCGATTTTGTTTAGAATAACTTTATTAATTATGTCTTTTGATGGTATATAAGTTTTGTCAATAAAACCCAACCTCAAGGCTTCCTCTGCATCCATCCATCTTTCTTCAGCCATAAGCTTTTTAATGGTGCTTGCTGCCCTTTTTGTTTTTTTCTTGTAGATATTAATGAGTAACTCATCTATCTGTCTTAATGATTCTGCTTCGTTCTCAAGGTCATCGGCATTGCCTGCTGTCATGGGAGTCCAAACATTGTGTATCAGGAATAGTGAATTTTCTGACATCAACACCTCTTTAGCACCCATTGCAATAATAGTAGCACTTGATGCCGTTAAGCCTGTAATCTTTGCCGTTACCTTACCCTCATATGAAGCTAGATAATCATGAATCTGTAGTGCATCATTAACAGAACCACCTAATGAAGAAATATTAAGAACTAAATCTTTTCCCTTTGCGCTTCTTAATTCTCCAATAAAGCCTTCTGCTGATACACCCCAATCGCCAATATCACCAAAGATATCAACGTGTAGTGTTTCATTTTGATAAGCGAGATTATACCAAGTATCAGTCTTTGTGCTGTTCATAGCATAATATTACGCCAAGAACATAAAGAAGTTAGGAAATTTTTGGAGATAAGAAATAATAATCAATTCTACGAGGTTTCGTAGTTCCGTATGTTGTTTCGTAGGAAGATTCGTAGGTTAATAAATAAAGAAGAATAATGTATTATAATATACTATTTATATATGTTTCACTTTTTTCGTGTTTTTAAATCGAATAATCGATATGTTTCTCTAGAAAGTATTTAGGCAGATATTTAGTGATGATGTTCTTAATCTGCTTTTCAGATAGCTTATAATCCGCTTCCATAGTATAACAAAAGTCATTCATCGTACCTGATGTATCTAATGTGTATTTCTGGTAATCCCTGATGATAGCATAGTTCCTTGCTCTCTCTGTTGGAATGATACCCCTCTTAATAAGGTAGTAAGTGAAATTCTCAACGTTAGCATTATCCTCAAAGACCTTTTTATAGTCTTTAATAATCTGCTTATTAAACCTATCCATAACAGTTTTTTTTATTGGTTTGTTTGCCATTTCTCAATGAATTTAACTCCATATTTTAAAATCTTCGCCCTATCTCCTGAACACGAAAAGCATACACCAGCTCTGGGGTTCATCTTCTTATAGAATTGTAGCAACCTTATCAGGCTATCTTTATCAGGCATAAAGAGGCTGTTCTGCACTTTTCTGACAGCATCCTTAATCTCTAAATATTCAAATTCATCTATCTCCATTCCTCTAGTGGGCATATTTCAAATAACAGTCTGCACTTTTTATGTATAAGACAACCACATTTTCCGCAGATATCGTTTGATTTTGATAAGCCAAACAGATTGAGAAAGCTGGAAGTTCTCCGTTCTCTACACTTAAAACAAATTGCCATCCTCCTTTCATACTTCTTTTTACTTACTTTGGGCATATAAAAATACAAAATAAGATTATATGCTCCCTCAAAAAATTGCTTCGCTTTCAACATTTGTTATACTATTTTGTTGTGATGTGGTTTCTGATACTACATTAATCACTTTTATTTTATTAAGCCTAGCGTTTACAATATCACCAATCTCTGAACTCATTCCCGTAAGACTTAATAGAGGATTGCTTACCTCTGGGCTTATGCTTGGCGTAATGCCACCGACTGCGAACTTCTTCCCTCCACCCATTTGATTCATGGCACTCAACATCGGTCTAAACATTGCCGTGCTTCTTTTATTGATGATAGCCTCACCGCCCTCTGCCTCCATTACTCTGCCTCCTGAACTAAATTTAACGCCACCCTCTGCATGACTATTACCCTGAAATACACCACCCTCAACTAAACCACCATGTTCAAATTTTGATATCGCTATCTTTGCGCCTGTGAATAGTGCCTGTATCGCTGCCACTTTTAAGCCTGCCGCAACTGCGCCTGCTGGCCCGAGAGCAATGCCTCGTATTTGTGATTCTACCATCTTGGCAATAACAACCTTATTAAGGGCATCTAATACCATCTTGATAGTAAATTTAATAAAATCTTTAGCCGTTTTTGTTTGGTCAGCAAGGATATTAGCGAACTCCTGACCTATCGACTGCCCTATGCCTTGAACGATTTTTAACTGCTCAACTTGTGATTTATTCAATAAGTCTTGTTTCTTCTTTAAGAACAATTCATCTTTTGTTAATAACAATTCATTGAACTCATCTTCAGCAGCTAATCGTGCCTCCTGTTTCCCTTTTAACCTTTCTAATTCCTGTAGGTCTTTCTCATTGGCTTTAGTGATATCTTTTTCTTCAAGCTTTGCCAACTTCTCCTTTTCTGCCTCTGTAAGTTGTGCCACCTTGCTGAACTTCTCCTGTAGCTTTCTTATTTCTTCATCATGCTTAAAATCTAGTGATGCCAAAGCTCTAGCCTCATCATCTTCAATAGCTGCCACTCTTGTCTTTTGTATCTCTGAAAGAAACTCCTGCTCTAGTTTCGTTGCCGTTTCTAATCCTTTTCTTCTGATGTTTTCAAGTTTACTGACAATGGCTATCTGTTGGTTTGTTATTAGGTTCTGTTCTGTAGTGAATTTTATTAGCCTCTTTTGTCTTTCTTCTTCCACCTCTGCCTGCTGTAATCGTGCATCAGCGAGCTTCTGTTCATCTTCTTCAAGGTTTTCCCCTAGTGCTAACTGCTGGGTAATGATAGCCGTTCTTTCTTTTGCCACCCGTAATTCCTCATCACTCAACTCATTCTGTATTGCCTGTGCTTCTGTTAGTGCTTTTTGTCTTTCCTCAAAAGTGTTGGTTTCATCTTTTACTGTCTGGCGCAGTTTGTTTATCTCTGTTCTTCTCTCTGCCTGTTGCACTTGTAACAATCTTTCAGCATCACGTAACTTCTGAAGTCTGCCCTCAAGTACTGCTGCCGCTTCACCCTCTTTCATTATCTCACCAACAAGGTCTTTGAAACTATCTCTCATCCCTTTGCTTGCTTCCTCTGTAGCTACCAATGTCGGTACTAACTTACTAAACTCCTCGCCCATTTGTTCAGATGACTTTTTAGCATCAGCGAAATCTCCCTTAAATAGTGAAACCATAGTATCGCCCAATAACCCGAAGCCATTACCTAATGCCGTAACTTTGTCAATAACAAAAGTTTTTAATGTAGTACCGAAGTCTATAGCTAACTTTTTAGGCTCTGATAATGCTTTGAATATCTTCTCGCCCATAGCTGAAGCCCTATCAACAACAACGTCAAAGGCAGCACCTAGAAAAGCCGTTGCCCTAGATAATGTTTCTGCACCCCGTTTCGTGCTTGTGAAGAATGATGCTAATGAACCTAAAGCAATAGCAAAAGCACCGATGCCTGTAGCCACTAAAGCACCCTTTAATCCCTTAAGACCAAAAGTCATAGATTTTACTGCCGTTGTTCCTTGCTTAAATCCCGTTACCACAGTCCTAATTCCTGAACCAAAAAAGCCCATATTTGAAGTAGCATCAACGATACTATCTGAATAGTTACCTACATTTCTGCTAGTAATTCCTATTGCTTTTTCTTCTTCTTTTAGACTATCTGTTAAATTATTAATTTGTTTTTTTAATGCACCACCTGTTTTAGCATTTTTTCTTTGAGAAACAGAAAGATTATCATATTGCGCATTTAATACAGATAGTTGTGCTTTCATTTGTTTTAGACTTCCTGTTGCAGAGGTATTTGCCTTATTCATTTGGTCAACAACTCTTTTATTTTCTCTATTTTGTTTATTTAATACTCTTATATCAGAAGCATTTTTATGATATACCTTACTGTTTTTTTCTCCTTGTGTTTCTAATCCCTTTTGTTGTGCTTTCAACTCCTCAAGGCGCACATTAGTATCTTGTACGGCTTTAGTATATTGGTTTATACTTGATATGCCCTCAAACTTTATCTTTACAATTTCTTCTATTGCCATTTTTATTCTGATTTAAAAACTTTCAAATATCTAAAATTCGCTTCATCCTCCATAAGCACATCCATAACAACGTCATTCACTACGACCTGAACCTCACCGCCATACTGTATCAAATTGCCATCAGCATCTAATCTTAATGAAGTAATTCTGTCGCTATCACTCGTTCCCGTTCCTATCTGAAACAGGTCTGTTGTGCTTCCTGTGTTGTAACTGCCGAGAATAAGCTGTAATGTACCCGTGCTAATTAATCCATTGCCCAAAACAACGCTACCACTACCAGCATATGCCATGTTACCGCTACCATTATCAAAAACTAAAGTAGGATTAGAATAGTCGTTGCCGATTAAGATATCACCATCATCAAACTTGC